GCGCCCAAGACCCCGATTTTTATCTAGTTTTTTTTCTGGCACTTTACTGATTCGGAGCGGTTCACAGGACCGGCCCACACGGCAATGACGACAGAGATCCCCGACGAGATGACGCGCCATGACTACGCGCGCTATCGCGGCTGGTATCCCTCGTATCTCGTGCAGCTTGCCCAGGAAGGCCGGCTGGTGCTCACCGAGGACGGGAAGCGCGTTGTCGTGAAGGCGTCCGACGAGCTCATCGAGAAGACGCGCGACCCGAGCAAGGAAGGCGTGCGCGAGCGATGGGCGGCAGAACGCGCTACCACGCTCGCGACGCAGCTCGCGCTGGAAGCGGCAGGTGACGAGCCGCCGGCGCCGTCTGGGCAGGCGGGTGCCAGTGCAGTCCAGCCTCCGTCGCTCATGGACGTGCGCCGCGAGCTCATCACCGAGCAGGCGGCTGCATCGAAGCTGAAGCGCCTGGAGCTCGAGGGCCGCCTCATCGATCGCGAGACGGTGAGGCGGACGGTGTTCGAGAAGACGCGGGTCGCGCGCAACGCGATCCTCGGCCTGGCCGAGCGGCTTCCGCCGCTCCTCGCCGCCGAGCCGTCCGAGGTGAAGATTCGGGACATGCTGCAGGTCGAGTTCCGTCGCATCCTCGACGAGCTCGCCGACGGCGAAGAGCAAGCGACGAGGCAATAAGCCATGCTGGAAACTGCCGACCAGGTCGTCGACGCGGCTTGGGCGGCAGGCTGGCGCCCAGACCCGATCCGCACCGTGAGCGATTGGGCCGACAAGCATCGCCGGCTTGCACCTGAAGGGTCGTCCGAGCCCGGGCAGTGGCGCACGAGCCGCACGCCGTACCTGCGCGAGGTGATGGACTGCCTTTCGCCGCATCACCCGGCGCGCGAGGTCGTGATGATGACCTCGACGCAGATCGGCAAGACCGAGGTCGGGCTCAACTGGATCGGCTCCATGGTCGAGTGGAACCCGGGCCCGATGCTCGTGGTGCAGCCCACGTCGAACGTGGCCAAGCGCTGGAGCAAGCAACGCCTGACCGGCATGATCCGCGAGACGCCGAGTCTGCGCAGGATCCTGGGCGAGAAGAGCAGGGACGCCGACAACGCGACCTTCATGAAGGTCTTTCCCGGCGGCATGATCATCGTCGGGGGCGCCAACTCGGCGCCGGACCTATCGTCGATGCCGATCAAGTACCTCTTCCTGGACGAGGTCGATCGATACCCTGCCGACGTCGGCGCCGACAAGGAAGGCCGCGGCGAAGGCGACCCGGTGAAGCTCGCGGAACGGCGGACGTCGACCTTCCCGCAACGGAAGATCTTCAAGTGCTCGACGCCGACGATCGAGAGCCTGTCGGGCATCAACAAGGCCTGGCTCAACTCGGACCAGCGCCGCTACTTCGTCGCCTGTCCGCACTGCACCGAGCGCCAGGTGCTGCGCTGGGACAACCTGAAGTGGCCCGACGGGCGCCCGCAGGAGGCGCAGTACGTGTGCGAGCACTGCGGCGCCTTCATCGCCGAGCACCACAAGCCCGCGATGCTCGAGAACGGCGAATGGCGCGCGGCGGTGCCGGGGCGCGAGGTGGTGGGCTTCCACCTGAACGCGCTCTACACGCCGATCGGCCTCGGAGAATCGTGGGCCGAGCACGCGACGGAGTGGGAGCGCATCAAGAGCGATCCCGCGGCGCGCAAGGCCTTCACGAACACGGTCCTCGGCGAATGCCACAAGGACCCGAACGAGAAGCTCGACTGGCAGCAGCTCCAGCAGCGCGCGGAATCGACGCCGATGCGCGTGCTGCCGAAGGGCTGCCTGGTGCTCACGCTGGGCGTGGACGTCCAGGGTAACCGCCTCGCGGTGCAGCTCGTCGGCTGGGGCCGCGAGGGGCGCAGCTGGGTGCTCGACTGGCTGGAGATCCCGGGAGACCCCACGCGGGACGACGTCTGGGAGAAGCTGGACGAGTACCGCCTGCAGCCGTTGGTGAACGCCTTCAACGTGCCGATGCGCGTGCTCGCGACCGCAGTGGACGCGGGATACCTGCAGGACCACGTGCTCAAGTACACGCGCACGCGCCGGCACGCCAACGTGTTCGCGGTGAAGGGTGTCGACACGGCGAGCAAGACGATCCTGTCGACGGCGACCAAGCCCGACAAGAACAAGCGCGGGCGGACCTCGAAGCGCAGCACGGACCTGTGGCTGGTGTCGAGCGGTGCCGCCAAGGAGCTCCTCTTCCTGCGCCTCAAGGGCGATGGGCAGACCGCGCACGCGCACGAGCGCATGGTGCGGTTTCCCGCGGGGCTGGGCGAGGAGTACTACACGCAGCTCACCGCCGAGATCTACGACCCGGTGAAGCGCCAGTGGGTCAAGCAGCAGGCGCGCAACGAAGCGCTCGACACGATGGTGTATGCGCTCGCGGCGACGTTCCACCCGAGCGTGCGGCTGCATGTCCTGCGCGAGCCCGACTGGGCGAAGCTGGAGAGCGTCCTCGAGCCGCAGGTGCGTGATCTCTTCAACCAGGTGCCGGCAGTGCCCGCGCCGCCCGCGCGGGAGGCCGAGCCGGTGCATACGCCTGCAGAACCCGAAGCGCCGGCCGAGAAGGCAGCCCCAACCCCGAAGCCGGCCGCCGGCGGATGGATTTCGCCGCAGCGCAACTGGCTCAATCGTCGATAAGGGAGAAGCGAATGGACCTGGGACGCCAGGAGCAGGAAACCGCGATCAGGCTCAACCTGGGGTGCGGTCGGAACAAGGCGGAAGGCTTCGTGAACGTCGACAAATTCGGCGATCCGGACGTGCGCTGGGACCTGGAGCAGTTCCCGTGGCCCTGGCCGGACTCGAGCGTCGATGAAGTGAAGCTTATCCACGTTCTCGAGCACCTCGGGCAAGCTCCGGCGACCTTCATCGGGGTCATGCAGGAGCTCTACCGGGTGTGCCGCAACGGCGCCAGGGTGTTCGTGCACGTGCCGCACCCGCGCCACGACAACTTCCTCGGCGATCCCACGCACGTGCGCGTGGTAACGCCGCAGCTGCTGTCGCTCTTTTCGCGCAAGGAATGCGAGCGCTGGCAGGCCGAAGGGGCCGCGAACACGCCGCTCGCGCTCTACCACGGCGTCGATTTCGAGGTGCGCGACTGGGGTGTCGTGGTCGACCGCACGTACGAGGAGCTGCTCAGCCGCGGCGCCATGACGAAGGCACAGCTGCAGATCCTCATCCAGGAGCGCAACAACGTCGCGGTCGAGTATCACATCGAGCTCGAGGTGGTGAAATGACCTGGCGGCCGGAAGTGCCCGCGGACTTCGCGGGCGAGGCCGCGAAGATCCGCTATCGGGCGATGCCGTACGCGAACGGCTGCGGCCTGGACGTTGCCTGCGGCCCCTGGAAGGTGTTCGCGAACGCGATCGGCATCGACGGCAACGCGTACGTCACGGCGGACAACCGCGGGCCCAGCCTCGCGATGGATTGCCGCACGCTGCCGTTCTTCGCGACAGGCGTCTTCGACTACGTGTTCAGCTCGCACTTCCTCGAGCACGTCGAGCACCCGCAGGCGGTACTGCGCGAGTGGTGGCGCGTCGTGAAGGAGGACGGGTACCTGATCCTGTACCTGCCGCACCGCGACCTCTATCCGCGGCGCGGGCAGCCCGGCGCCAATCCGGACCACAAGCACGATTTCGCGCCGGAGGACATCGTGCGCGCCATGCGCGGCGTGGGCGGCGGATGGATGCTGCTCGAGAACGAGGTGCGCGGCGAGGACGACGAGTACTCGTTCTTCCAGGTCTACCGCAAGAGAAGCGACCAGAACCAGATCGACGCCAGCGAGCGGCGTCGCCCGGAGAAGACCGCGGCCATCGTGCGGCCGGGCAACTTCGGCGACGCGATCTGGGCGGTGTCGATCGCGCGGCAGCTCAAGCTCGAGGGCTACCACGTGACCGCCTACGTCGAAGCGTTCGGCGAGGAGGTCCTGCGGCACGAGCCGGACATTGACCGCGTGATCTGCATGAACCGCGCCGCGGTGCCCGAGACCGAGTGGGGCAAGATGTGGGAGTCGGAGACGAAGCGCTACGACCGCTGGATCAACTTGACCCAGACCGTCGAGGTGCAGCTGCTCTCGGTGCCCGGGTCGCTCAACTACCACTTCCCGGATGCCACGCGGCGCTCCATCTGCAACCGCAACTACGTGGAGTTCATGCACGAGGTGGCGGGCGTGCCCTACGAGCTCGGCCAGCGCGTGTCGATGACATTCCCCGAGCGCCAATGGGCGCGCAGCGAGCGCGAGAAGCTGCGCGGCCGCGTCTTGGTGCTCTGCAACGGCGGCAGCACCGCGCCCAAGTGGTGGCCGTACGCGCCGGCGTTCGCGGGACTGCTCGCCGAGCTGGGCGTGCACGTCATGGTGATGGGCGACCTGAAGGGCCTCGAGTATCCGACAGGCCCGTTCGTGCACGTGTCAACCGGATGGACCATCCGGCAGTCGATCGCCTTCGCCCAGGAGGCCGATGCGGTCGTGGGGCAGGAGACGGGGGTGCTCAACGCCGTGGCACTGGAGAACGTTGCCAAGGTCGTGATGCTCACGCACTCGACGGCGGAGAACCTCACGCGAGACTGGCACCGCACGATCGCGCTCCATGGTGACGTCGCGTGCTACCCGTGCCACCGGATCCACTACACGCACCAGCACTGCCCGCAGGACGAGACGACGAAGGCGGCGAAGTGCCAGGCGGCCATCCGCATCGAGACCGTCATGGAGGCGCTGCGGACCCTGGGTGTCGTCACGGACAGCGACATCGCAGCGCTCTCGGCACCGAGCGCGCCGGCCGTCGCCCAGACCGTCAAGATCATCCCGGCGCCCACGCGGGCGACGGCCTGAAGCCCCAAGGACCGGACGCCATGGCCTTCAGCACCAGCGACCTTACCAACCTCGAGCAGGCGATCGTCAAGGGCGAGCTCGAGGTTGTGTTCGACGGCAAGAGCGTCAAGTACCAGAGCTTCGACGACCTGCGCAAGCGCTACGAATTCGTGCGCGACCAGCTCATCGCTACGGGTGCCATCGCCTCCAGCCGCAAGCGCGTCTCGTACGCGTCCTTCTCGAAGGATTGACCGTGAACCTCCTGGATCGCGCCATCGGCTGGGTTGCGCCGGAAGCGGGCCTGCGCCGGTCGCAGGCGCGCGCCACGCTGACACTCGTGCGCGCCTACGAGGGGGCCGCGATCGGCCGGCGCACGTCCGGCTGGAAGACCTCCAGCGCCTCGGGCAACATGGAGATCCTGTCGGCGGGGATGCGGCTGCGCGACCGGGCGCGCGACCTCGTGCGCAACAACCCGTATGCGAAGCGCGCGATCGCGTGCATCGTCGGCAACTCGGTCGGTACCGGCATCACGCTGGGCATTGATGGGCAGATCGCGAAGATCTGGGACCTGTGGTGCGCCGAAAGCGACTACGCCGGCGAGCTGGACATCTACGGGCAGCAGGCGCTCGCCACGCGCGCCATGGTGGAGAGCGGCGGATCCCTCATCGTGCGCCGGCGCCTGGGCGGCAATGACGCGGCCAGCATGGCTTCGGGCGTGCCGTTGCAGATCCAGGTGCTCGAGATCGACCACCTCGACGCGCTCAAGTACGGCGTGGCCGCGAACGGCAATTTCATCGTCTCCGGCATCGAGGTCGACAAGTACGGCCGCCGGATCGCGTATTGGCTCTATCCGCAGCATCCCGGTGACGTGCCGTTCTTCGTGCGCTCGCTCACGAGCGAGCGGTTCCTGGCGGAGGACGTGATCCACCTCTTCGAGAAGGTGGAGAACCGGCCGGGCGTGCTCCAGGGAGTCCCGAAGCTGGGCGCCTCGATCATCAAGCTGCGCGACCTCGACGAGTACAACGAGGCGCTGCTGGTCAAGAAAAAGATCGAGGCCTGCTTCGCCGCCTTCGTCACCACGAACGACGAGTCGAAGACCATCAGCGACAAGGTCACCGACAACCCGGACGACGCCGCGGCGGGCGGCAGCACGCGCCAGGAGGAGCTCGCACCCGGGCTCATCAACTACCTGCGCCCGGACGAGAGTGTCACCTTCGCGGACCCGAGTGCGATCGCCGCGGACTCGTTCACCGTCGACCAGCTGCACGCGATTGCGGTGGGCGCGGGCGTCACCTACGAGCAGCTCACGGGGGACCTCTCGCGCGTCAACTACTCGTCCACGCGCTTCGGGCGGCAGGAATTCAAGATCCTGATCGAGCAGATGCGCTGGCTCACGATCATCCCGATGGGCCTCGAGCGCGTGTACCGCTGGTTCGAGGAAGCGGCCAACATGGCCGGCAAGGTGCGCACGCGCGGCTATGACCACAAGTGGACGCCGCCGCGGTGGGAATACGTGAATCCGAAGGAGGACGTCGAGACGGACCTCCTCGAGCTGCGCGCGAAGCTGGCATCGCACTCCGAGAAGGTCCGCGAGCGGGGGCAGGATCCCGTGAAGGTCTATGCCGAGATCGCCGCGGACCAGGAGACCTTCGCCGAGCTCGACATCGAGCCGGACTATGGTTCGAAGATCCAGACGACGCCGCAGCCGGCGACGGCAGCGCCGGCCGCGACAACGGATTCGAATGCGGCCGACGCCGCGGATGCAAATGCGACTGGTGGTGACGCAGGGGCAGGAGACGCAGCGGCAGGCGACGCATGAGCCCGGTCCCGCGCAGCCACCTGCCGGAGCCCGCGCTCGTCGACCTGCTCGAGATCGCGGTAGCCTGCCCGCCCGGGGCCTTCGCGGAGTTCGGCGTGTACCAGGGCGGCACCGCGTGGCACCTGATGGAGATCGCGCGGCGGCAAGCCCGGCGGCTCTACCTCTTCGATACGTTCAGCGGCATGCCCTTCTCGGGCCGGTACGACCGGCACCAGGTGGGCGAGTTCGGGGACACGAGCCTCGCCCTGGTCCGGGAGATCCTGCCGGAGGCGATCATCGTGCCGGGCGTCTTCCCGGAGAGTGCCGAAGGGGTCGGGATGGAACGCCTTGCCTTCGTGCACGTCGACGCGGACCAGTACGCGAGCATCGCGGCCGCCACGCGCGTCTTTCCGCCGCTGATGGTGCCGGGCGGGGTCATCGTCTTCGACGACTACGGCCTGCTTCCCGGTGCCACGTATGCGATCGACGACTGGGGCGAGCCCATCGAGTTCACGAGGACCAGCCGGGCCCTGTGGCGAAAGCCCGCCTGAGCCACGCCCTAAAACCACCCGAAGCCCGGGCGCATGTCCGGGCTTCCCTCTTGAAGCATCGAAGACGGACCCACCAAACCAAGGAGGTCTCACGTGTCGTACTCATTTTCTGTGAGGAACGCAACGAAGGAAGGCGCGATCGCCGCGGTCAAGGAGGAGCTGGAAAAGGTCGTCGCCTCGCAGCCGGTGCACGTCGAATGCCCCGCGGTGCTCGCCGCGGCCAGCGCATTCATCAACGCCCTCACCCACGACCCGCAGAAGGCCGTCGCGATCAACGTGAGCGGGTCGGTGAGCTGGAGCGGGACAAACCCACGCGTCATCGCGAGCGTGCAGACCAACATCTACGCGGCGCTGGTCGACCCGGGCTAAGCACGATGCCCATCGAAATCCACGTTTTCGTCCACGACGCCAGCGAGGACGATTTCGCGAGCACCCGAAGTGCGCTGGCAACCACCATTCACCACAGCACGGAGATCATCATGTCCGCCATCAGCGACTACGTAGCCAAGCAGCAGGCGTTCAACGACCGCCAGTCCGCCGCCATCGACGGGATCACCGCCGACATCAAGTTCGTGAACGACAAGCTCAACGCCATCCAGAACTCGCCCGGCACCCTCTCCGCCGAGGACCAGCAGTCCCTCGACGAGGCGCTCGCGCGGCAGGAGGTCGTCACCACGAAGCTCGAGGCGCTCGACGCGCAGACGCCGCCCACGCCGCCCGCTGCGTGAGACAGGACACGGGAGCTGTCGTGGTGGTTCCTCGGGGTGGCTCCCGCCCATCGATCCATTGAAGCCCGGCCATGCGCCGGGCTTCCCTTTCCTGGAGACCCCCATGGATCACAGCGAGACCCGCAGGCTCGAACTCCCGATGCAGCTGCGGCTGGCCCCGGTCGGCAGCGTCGACGAGACGACCCGCACGGTCGACGTCACCTGGTCGACGGGCGCCGGTGTGGCGCGCTTCGACTGGTGGACGGGCGAGCGCTACACCGAGGAGCTCGCGATGGACGCCGGGAGCATCCGGATGACGCGGCTACAGACCGGCGCGCCTGTCCTCGCCGCCCACAACCAGTACGACCTGGGTGCGGTGATCGGCGTGGTCGAGCGGGCCTCGATCGAGCGCGGACAGGGAATCGCGACGGTGCGCTTCGCCTCGGGCGACGAGTGCGCCGACATGGCGTGGAGCAAGGTCCGGCAAGGAATCCTGCGCAACGTCTCCGTGGGCTACATCGTCCACCGCTACCAGAAGACCGAAGCGACGGACGGCACTCCGGCGGTCTGGCGCGCGATCGACTGGGAGCCCTGCGAGGTCTCGTTCGTGGCCGTGCCGGCGGATGCCGGCGCGCAAGTCCGCGCCGCGGTGCCGCCCGAGGTGCTCGCGAAGGTCCGCACCTTCCCCTGCGAATTCATCACCACCACAACGCCGGCGGCTGCCGGTTCCACGACCCCGACTCGAAAGGAGTCCCACATGACCGACCAGGTCACGCAAGGCGGCAATCCGGCGGCCGAGCACCACGCCGAAAACGAAGCTCCGCAGCAGATCGCGGAGCGTGCCGCCCAGGCCGAACGCGAGCGCATCGGCGATATCCAGCGCCGCTGCCGGGACGCCGGCATGACGGAAGCGTTCGCGGCGGCCCTCGTCGCCGACGGCAGGAGTGTCGATGCGGCGTGCCGCGCGATCGTGGACGAGGTCGCGAAGCTGAAGGCGGCCCCCGCGATCGTCGGCACCCGCGCCACCATCGTCGAAGACGGGCGGGTGAAGCTGCGCCAGCTGGTCTCCGCGGCGATCGTGCACCGCATGGATCCCAGGGCGCAGCTGCCCGAGGGCGCCGGCGAATTCCGCTACATGTCGTTCGTGCGCCTCGCCGAGGAGGTGCTCGGACACGAAGGCGTGCACGTGCGCGGGCTTTCGCGCATGCAGATCTCCGAGCGCGCGCTGCACAGCACGAGCGACTTCCCGAACATCCTGGCAGACGCCTTCAACAAGCGCCTGCGCCAGTCCTACGTCGAGAACCAGCCGAGCTACACGGTGTGGGCGCGCCGCGCCCCGAACGCGCCGGACTTCAAGACGATCAATGTCACGACGCTCTCCTCCGCGCCGGACCTGCAGAAGGTCCTGGAAGGCGGCGAGATCAAGTCGGGCAGCATGTCGGACGGCAAGGAAACCTACCAGGTCTTCACCTACGGGCGCATCGTCGGCATCTCGCGCCAGGCGCTGGTGAACGACGACCTCTCCGCCTTCGACCGCATCCCGCGCCTCCTGGGCAACGCCGCACGCCGCCTCGAGAACCGCACCGTGTACGGCGTGCTGACCGCGAACGCGGCCCTCTCCGACACCGGCGCACTCTTCAACGTGACCGCGGTCACGACAGCCGGCGGCCACGCGAACTTCGCGACCGGCACCGGCTCCGTGCTCGGCACGGGCTCGCTCAAGAGCGGGCGCGCCGCGATGCGCGTCCAAAAGGGCCTCGCCGCCGAGGAGCTCAACGTGGCACCCGCCTACCTCATCGTGCCGGCCGCGCTCGAGCAGGACGCCTACCAGCTCACAAGCAACCTGTACACGCCGACCAAGCCCTCGGACGTGAACGAATTCCGCATCGGCGGGCGCACGGCGCTCGCACCGGTCGTGGAGGCGGTGCTCGATGCCACCAGCACCACGGCCTGGTACATCGCGGCGGACAGCACCCAGATCGACACGATCGAGTACTGCTTCCTCGACGGCAGCGACGGCCTCTACCTCGAGAACCAGATCGGCTTCGACGTCGACGGCATGCGGATAAAGGCGCGCCTCGACTTCGCCGCCGCCGCGATCGATTTTCGGGGGCTCTACTCCGGCAAAGGATCGTAGCCCTGATCGGCGCGGCCCAGCCGCTCCGCCCCAAATCTCTCTTTCTCGACACCTGAAAGGAAGCTGCGATGAACAACTTTATCGGCGCCGGCGGCAACGTGACCGTGGTGATGCCGTATGCCCGCACCGTCGGCCAAGTGGCCAAGGTCGGCTCGATCATTGGCGTGTCATACAACACCTACGCCTCCGGAGCCACGGGCGTGCTCACGCGCACCGGCATCTTCACGAACCTCGCCAAGGCGAGCGGCGCCACCGAAGTCTGGGCCCAGGGCGACGTCCTCTACTGGGACGACAGCGCCAAGAACCTCACCAAGAACTCGACCGGCAACACGCGGGCGGGCACGGTGATCGATGCGCTCGGCACCGGCGGCACCGGCGTCACGGTGTCGGGGCAGGTGCTGCTGGCACCCACCAACGGCGCCTAAAGCGCCCGAGCCGCGCATGGATTGGCCTGGCCACATGATCCGCGTCCTCTCCGTCCTCGGGGAAGACGCGGTCTTCACGCACGCCACCGCCAACCCGGTCACTGTGCGCGGCGTCTTCTTCATGCCCTACCAGGCGGCCGATCTGGGCTTCAGCGGTGTCACCGGCACCAACCCCATGTTCGCCGTCATGGCGAGCGCCGTGGGTACCATCGCCGTCGACGACTTGCTCGTGCGCGCCGGCGTCACCTACAAGGTCAGGGTGAGGAGGCCGGACGACCCGTCCGGCATCACGGTCCTCGACCTGAAGCGGATCTGAAAGCATGGCCGACCACGTCATCATCCAGGCGCGCGATCAACTGATCACGCTCCTCAAGGCGGGTGTTGCCGCCGTCTCGGGACGCGTCTACCGGCCCGACGAGGCGCCGAAGCCCGGAGAGGTGGACGAGACCCGAACGCCCTACCTCATGGTGCAGGTGGGAGACGATTCCGACGAGCCTCTCGGCATCAACGGCGGCGCCGGCGAGCCGCAGCTGCTGGAATCGATCAACCAGGCGTTCTTCGTCCACGCGGTGGTGAAGCAGGACGGAGACGCCGAGCGCGCGGCGTACAACCTGCGCCGCGACGTCGAATCCACGCTGCTTGCCACCGCCAACGCGCTGACACTCGGCGGGCGCATCCAGATGCTCACGCGGCTCGCGGGTGCCAACAACCGCGACGACGCGATCGACCAGGGCGCCTACGCCGCGGTGGTGCAACTGCAGGCCCGGATCTTCCACCTGCAGGGGAGCCCCGACAGCTTCACGTACTGAGGCCCTCGCGGGCCTCGCCCTCAACCGCAACGCCGCCAGCGCCGCCAAGGCCCGGCGGTTTTTCTTATCCAGGAGACCGTCATGCCCTTGGCCCAATCCGACCGCGAAACCCTGCGGTTCAAGCCGGAGGCGAGCTTCGGCGTCGTGAGCTCGACCGGCAACCACTACGCGCTGCGCATGAACGGCGAGCAGCTCGAGTACAACCCCAAGACCGACAAGTCGAAGGAGATCCGCAATTCCCGGGGCGTCGCCGACTTGATCCTGGTCGACGCCGATGCGGGCGGGCAGGTGCCGGTGGAGCTCTCGTACGGCGAGTACGACTCGCTCATCGCGGCGGCACTGTGCACGGCGCCGTCCAACGTGGTCGGCGCCAACGGGGCCGCCACCGGCACCGCGACCTTCAGCAGCACGGGCGTGCAGTTCTCCACCGGCACGCCGTTCGCGGCCGTGGAGTCCGGCCAGTACATCCGCGTTACGGGTGCGGTGAACACCGGCAACAACGGCATCTTCGGGCCTGCGGTGGCCCTCCTCGGTACCGGCGCCGGGATCCAGTTCGGCACCGGCACCTTCACCGCCGAGACCGGCACGGCCGCCGTCGTGGTGTACGGCGCGCGCTTCAAGAACAGCACGTCGAAGATCACCCACACGATCGAGCGCGTGAACAACGACCTCACGGGAGCCCGCTTCGAGGCATTCCGCGGCCAGGCCATCGACAAGTGGACGCTCGACTGGAAGCCCGGCTCGATCGTGGACCAGGGCTACACCTTCATGGGCCGCGATGCGCTGCCGATGTCCACCGGGACCGCGCTGCCGGGGACGACCACGGCGTCGCTTACGAACCCGATCGTGAACGCGGTGAACAACGTGGGCACGATCCTCGAGGGCGGGGTCGCGCTCTCCAACACCTTCTGCCGCGGCCTGACACTCTCGGTCAGCAACAACATCGAGATGCTGAAGGCGATCGGCAACCTGGGCGCCGTCGACTTCCGCCTGGGGGAATTCAACGTGCAGCTGCAGATGCAGCTCTACCTCGCCGACGCGACGTACTACAACAAGTTCATCAACAACACGAACACGAGCTGGTCGTGGCGCGTGACGGATGCCCTGGGGAACGTCTACATGTTCACCGTGCCCTCGGCCGACTATTCCGCCGGCAAGCGGCCGAACCCGGGGCGCAACAACGCGATCATCGTCGACCTCACCGCCGAGGGGCTCGAAGACTCGCTCGGCCGGGTCCTCATCATCGACCGGCTTGGCGCGGCAGTCACGCCCTGGGCCTAAAGCCGGCAGCGACGGCGCCCGGACGCGGGCGCCGTCGGCACTTCCACCGGCCCCGTCGACGGACGGTGTGCCGCTTTTTACAAGGGAAAATCCATGGACATCCTGACCGCATTCGGCACCAACAAGAAGAAGGAAGAGGAGGGCGTGTGGGTGGAAGGGGCGGACGGCACAGAATTCCTGGTCGCCCGAATGGGAAACAAGCAGTCGACCGCGCTCGCGGAGAAGCTCATGCGGCCGCATCGCACCGCGCAGCGCAAGGGCGCGCTCGATAACAGCGTCCTCACCAAGATCACGCACAAGGTGATGGCCCACCACGTGCTGCTCGACTGGAAAGGCGTGAAGGTCGGCGGCCAGCTGGTCGACTACACGCCCGAGCTCGGCGAGCGCCTGTTTGCCGAAGTGCCGGACTTCGCCGAGTTCATCTCGGACTTCGCGTCGCAGATCAAGCTCTTCCAGGACGAGGAGCAGCAGGAGAGCGAAAAAAACTCCTAGCCCGGCTCGCCTGGGACCTGGAATGGGGCGCGGAGGAAGAGGCGCTCGCGGATTCGGTCGACGGTGCGGCGGTGCTCGCGGATCGGCCCCATCTGTGGGACGAGAACGTGCCCTTCTACAACGCGTACTGGTTCCTCGCGCCCGACCGCGTCATCCACCTGGGCGGACCGGGATACATCCCGCTGCCGAACATCGTGACCGCCGCGGCGCTCCTGGACCTGGACACCGAGACCCTCGTGCGCCTCGTGCGCCTTTGCGATCGGCAATACCTCCACTGGCACGGCGAGCGCGAGAAGGAGAAGGAACGTGCTAGGAATCAGCGTCAGAAGCAACGCCCAAGAGGTCATCGCTGAAATCGACGGCATCACCGGCGGCGGACAGCGCAAGGCGATCGCGCGCGCGCTCAATAGCGCCGGCGATACGGCGCGCATCGAAGCGAGCCGCGCCATCCGGGCGGCCTACAAGCTCAAGGTCGCGACGATCAATGGTGCCTTCAGCTTCCAGCGCGCCAGCACGGACAACCTCGCCGTCACCGTGCAGGTGCGCGGATACCCCCTGTCACTCGCCGGATTCTCCGCGCGCCAGACGAAGCGTGGTGTCACCGTGGATATCAAGGGCACCCGGAAGCTCATCCCCGGGGCCTTCATCCAACGGTTGAAGACGAACAAGGGCGACGAGTACGAGGTGGTCTTCATACGCCAGGGGCGCGCCCGCTATCCCATCAAGGCGCTCAAGACCGTCGACGTGCCCGGGCTCTTTGCCAAAGACGATGTCCAGGTGGTCGTGGATGACGCGGCCTATCGAGAATTCGCGGTCGAGCTGCAACGCCAGATCGCCCTCATGCTGAAGCTCAAAAATGGCTGACAAGAAAAGCGTCGACTACAAGATCGCGGCCGAAGACGGCTTTACCGCCGTCTTCGACAAGCTCAAGTCCAAGATCACCGACACCGAGTCTCACTTCGAGCACCTGAAAGGCATGGTCGCCGGGGCCTTCGCGGGCTTCAGCGCCGCCGGCATGGTCGAGATGGTCAAGAGCGTCGTCGAGGCCGGCGACGAGGCCCTCAAGATGGCCCAGAAGGTCGGCATCGGCGTGGAGGCATGGCAGCAGCTCGCCTACGCCGCGAAGCTCTCCAACGTCGACCAGGAGGCGCTGGGCAAGGGGATCAAGACGCTCTCGGTGAACCTCCTCGCCGCTGCCGACAACAGCACGAAGGCTCAGGACATGTTCAGTCGCCTGGGCATCTCGATCAAGGACGTGAACGGGAACGTTAAGCCCACCGAGCAGATCCTGCTCGACCTGGCGGAGCGGTTCAAGACCATGCCGGACGGCATGCAGAAGACGGCCATCGCGACACAGGTTTTCGGGAAGGCGGGCATGGAGCTCATCCCGATGCTGAACCAGGGCCGCGCCGGCATGGAAGACCTCATGAAGGAAGCGGTTCGCCTCGGGCTCGTGATGGACGACAAGACGGCGGCCTCGGCCGAGTCGCTGAACGACAACTTGACCCGGCTCACCGCCGCAAGCCGCGGTGTCGTGATCCAGGGTGTGGCCCCCCTCATCCCCTTCATGGAAAAGATGAGCGCCGCGATGGTGAAATCGCGCACGGAGGGAGACCGCCTCGCGGACAGCTCGAAGATCCTCGAGACGGGGTTGAAGCTCGTGGGCTCGGTCGTGCTCATCATGAAGGGAACGTTCGAATCCCTCGGACAACTGATCGGGGGTGTGGCCGCGGCACTCGTGCAGCTCTTCTCCGGCCAATTCGCGGCCGCCTGGGCCACCACCAAGCAGACCTTCGCCGACGTGGCCACCGTGGCCGACAAGAACAAGAAGGTGCTGGGCGAGCTGTGGAACGGTGTCGCGGACAACGCCGAGCACGCCGCCGTGAAGACGCGTGGGCTCGGCGCGGCGACTGACGATGCCGCCAAGAAGTCCGAGAACGCGTACAAGAGCGAGCTCGCGAACCTCGACAAGGAAATCGCGAAACTCAAGGGTGTGGGCGAGATGGATGCCTACATCATGAAGCTCGATGAGGAGCGCTTCGCCAATCTCACGCCGAAGCAACGACAGATGCTGATAGACAAGGAGCAGGAGCTGCTGAACTACCAACACGAGAAGGAGATCAAGCAAGCGATCCTCGCGAGCGACAAGCTGCTCCTCGAGGCCGAGCAGAAGCTCTTCGACCTGAGGCGCGACTACACGCTCAGCCTCAACGACCAGATCGCCCAGGAGAAGTTCGACCTCGAGCTCATCGGCAAGACGTCGGTCGAGGCGGAGAAGCTCACCAAGTTCAGGCAAATGGACCTCGATCTCAAGCGCCAGATCGAGCAGTTGCCGCAGGACGAGCTGGGGTACGACGTGAAGGTGGCCGAGCAGCTCCAGCTGCAGAACGATCGCGCCAAGGAAAAGATCGGCCTCTACATCGACGCGAAGGCCCGCGCGCTCGACGAGCTGAACGTGCTCGCCCAGCAAACCGCCCTGTGGACCGAGATCGCCGACCGGGGCTCCCAGTTCTTCACCGACCTCGTGACGCACGGCCAAAGTGCCTTCGGCCGGCTGAAGGAGATGCTGAAGCAGTTCCTGTCGGAGATGATCGCGCTCTTCGCCAAGCGCTGGATCCTGCAGCTCGGCGCGAGTGCCACGGGGAGCTCGTCGCTTTCCGCGGCGGCGAACTCCGGCTTCGGCAGCAGCCTCGTCGGCAACGTTGGCGGCGCGGCCTTCGCCGGCGGCGCGGAATTCGCCACGGCCGCCACGGGCAGCTTCATGGGACCCACGATGGCCGGCACCGCGGCGGGCTACGGCACGGCGGTCTACGGTGCACTCGCGGCCATGGGGCCGGTCGGATGGGTCATTGCGGGCGTCGCGGCGATCGCCGCCCTCGCCTACGCGTTCCGCGACAAGGGCGAGAACTGGCAGGCGACACTGGGCTTCGGGCCCAACGCGCAGGCCTACACCTCGACCGGGCCCTTCGGGACGCAGGGCTTCCAGTCGATCCAGGGCAACGACGCGCTGAACACCCAGATCCAGGCGTTCATGGCCAGCACTATCCCGCTCGACCAGATGCTGGCGAGGGGCATGTCCCAGTCGCAGATCGACCGCGTGACCGCCAACCTCGGCGGCCCGTACACGACGCGCAACGATGGCCAGCCGTCGCAGTTCGCCTTCGGCAAGGGCGACGACACCGCCGCGCAGCAGCTCACGCTGGAATTCCTGCAGAAGAAGTACGGGACCATCTTCGACGAGATCGACACGACCTTCGCCAAGTACATCCGCGACTACACCGGCAAGGCCGAGGACCTCCTGAAGGAAATCATTGACCACGCGGCGCTGCTGGACACCCTCTCGCAAGGCGTGGGCCTGCGCGGCCTCGACGTGAACGCCTTGAGAGCTTTCCAGCTGCAGGGAGAAACGCTCGCCCAGACGCTGCAACGGATCCTGACCACGGTCTCGCAGTTCGACGACGCCTTCATGAGCGACGCGCAAAAGCTCGCGCGCTCGCAGAAGCAGGTGACGGACACCTTCGCGGATCTCGGCATCGCGGTGCCGGAATCGAAAGAGGCGTTCTACAACCTCGTGCACGGCCTGGACCTGTCGACCGAGTCCGGACGGCGCATGTTCACGATGCTGATGCAGGTGGCACCGGCCTTCCTCGACGTCTCCAACGCAGCCGACCAGGCAGCGGCGGCGCTCGCGGCGAGCCTCGACTCGTTCGACCAGCTCATGGGGCGCCTCAGGCCCGGCTACTCGACCTCGCTCGCCGGCAGCCAGCTCAACGATGCGGTGTCCCAGTTCATGGGCTCGAACCAGTGGACCCACGGCATGTCGGTCGCGGACTTCCTCACGCAGATCCGCACCATCACGCGCGACGACTTCAGCCACTACAGTGCCGCCAACCAGGCGCTCATCCTGCACATCCTCGACCTCGACAACACGGTGAACGGCAATACGGTCGCCACCAACACCAACACCCAGGCGGTGATCACGACGGCGCCGGGCGCGTCGGCGAGCGGCAAGAGCCCGGAGGAGCAGGCTTTCGAGGACTTTTACGGGACGGCCGGACGCGCCGCGCGCGACGCGGCGGCGAATGCCGCGGCACAGAAGCTCGGCGCGGACACCAACCTCAATAGCTACCTGAATAGCCTCCTCACGGGGAACCTGTCGCCGCTTGCCCCCGATGCGCAGCTCGAGGTCGCGCGCCAGCAGTACCAAGACGTCTTGAAGCGCGCGCAGGGCGGCGACATCGCGGCCGAGGGGCAGCTACAGGGTGCGGGCCAGTCGTACCTCGACCTCGCCCGCGGCGCCTACGCCTCGAGCCCGCAGTTCGTGGACATCTTCCAGCGGGTCTTCAGCGAGATCGCGGGGGTCGCGGGCACCAAGGACTACAACGCGCGCATGGAGGAGATCCAGACGAAGCAGCTCACCGAGCAGCAGTCGCAGACCACGGAGCTGCGCGAGATCCGCGAGCTCCTGCTCAGCATCCGCGACGGCCAGGGCGACCTGGTCGACGCAACGACCGACGGCTCGGACAAGGTCGCGAGCTCGGTGGCGCCGTCCACCTGGCAGCCGCGCTAAGCCCATGCCCATCAGCGACGCACAGTTCAAGCGCTTCCTGCGGGGCAAGTCCGGCGCACGGTTGCGCGTGCTGGCCGAGATCAAGTTCGCGTACCAGACAGGGTCCGGCCCCGCCGAAGCGGCCATCTACCTCGCCGACGGCGTGTACACCACGCAGCCAACCGATTCGCCGCCCAACGTGCGCTATCGCGATGCGATCGCGAGCTCGCCCAGCTTCTCGCGCGCGATCGATCTCGCCAAGCTGGGCGGGAGGATGACAACGGGGCTGGGCTCGCTCGTGCTGCACAACCTGGACGGGCAACTCGATTTCCTGCTGGACGTCATCGTCGACGGGCGCGACATCTCGTTCTTCGTGGGCGACGGTGGAGACGCCGCCGCCGGAATCGCGCCGTGGGCGCGATCGGACTTCCGGCTCGTGGGGATGGCCACGATCGGCGCCGTCAAGAGCGACGACAACCAGGCCACGATCGAGCTGCGCGACCGGAATTTCAAGCTGGATGTCACGTTGGTCGGGGCGACAATCGCCTCCGGCCCGAACGCCGGCAAACCCAAGCCGATCAACGTCGGCTACATCAACAACTTCGACCTCACGCCGTACCTGCTCGATGCCACGACGCTCAAGTACTACCTGAACGACTTTCCCATGGCTGGCACGATGATCGCCACGACGAGTGGCGTGATCGACGTGCGCGACTCGGGGGCTTCGCTCGGCCCCGCTATCGTTGTGTTGTTCGGGTCAGGCTCTCTGAATACCCTGACCGCGAATGCGGCGACCGACACGCTCACACTAGCGCCCGCGGCGCACGGGCTCGCCGACGACGACGTCGTGTGGTTCACAAATCACACCGGCGCGCAGTTTCCTGCCTCCCAGACATTGGTCGCGCCGATCACCAACTTCACCCAGTACTGGGTGATTGCGAGCGGCCTCACCGCGAACAACTTCAAGTTGAGCCTCACGCGGGGCGGTGCCGCGATCGACATCACGAGCTCCTCCGTCGATTCCGGCGCGTGGGACATCTACCGCAACCGATTCTTCATCGATGGCACGAACGCGACGCTCCAGCTCTCGTCGGCGCCCGCCGGCCGCGTCACCATGGACACGTATGTGATCGCGTCTTCAGGACTCGTTGCAGGCACGACGCCGCACGACGCGTTCCTGTACTACCTGCAGAACTATGCTCCGCGGCTCGCCGCGTCCGACTACGACCAGGCGGCGATCGTCGCCCTGGCTGCGGCCGAGGCCTCGACGGGGACGCTGTATGGGCGCTCCATCCTCGACCGCATGAACCTGCTCGAGATCCTCGACGAGATCGCGCTCGGCACGCAGAGCTGGTACGGATCGCGCGCGGACGGCGTGCTCACGGTCGGCAAGCTGGACCTTGCGAACCTCGACGGCGTGTCGCCCATCGACGCGATCGACGCGAACGACATCGATGGCACACTGGAATGCGCCAACCTGCCGTTGCCGTGGGGACGGGTCGTCGTCGACGCCGACGTGAACGTGGTGCAGCAGACCGACGGCCTCGTGAATAGCGTCTCCGCCACCAACCGCTCGCGGTGGGCGCAGAAGTTCGCCACGCGCACGACCACGACCGACCCGGCCGGCACCGACTACGCGGGCAACTGGTGGGACTACCACAAGAGCGCGATCGACTCCGCGCCCATCGAGCTCGCCTGCATCACCGGCGGCAACGGCTCAGTCCCCGCGAACATCCAGCCCGAGTGCGATGCCATCACGGCGCTCTTTCGGCCATGGACGCGTTCCTATCGCTGCACGGTCGGGTTGGACAAGTACGCGCTCAACCCGGGCGACTGCGTGACACTCACCTATCCGCGCTTCGGCCTGGCTGCCGGGAAGAGAGTGCGGGTCATATCGGTGCAGCCGCGGTTCTCCGATCAAGCCGTCGACCTGGTGCTCGTGCGCCAGGCCACTCCCGACTTCCTGTCCACCACCCACTAAGGAAGATTCCCGGTGAAAAAACTCGTCGCCCTTGGGGCGCCGTAGGAGCACTCGTGCCGAACCTGCGCATCCTGCCGGCCAACTTCCTCGACGCCAGCGCGGACCTCGCCGTCGATCGCACGGCCGCGCTGCCGGTCACGAACCTGCAGAACCTGCTGCGGGGGGACTGCTGGCGCTCGTCCTCCACGGCACCGCAAGTGATCACAGGGACGTGGGGCGGCAACGTGCGCGTGATCTCGTCGTTCGGCGTGTGGCCGAGCGGAGGCGCGTCGTCGCTCATCGGTTCGGCGTGGCGGCTCGAGCTCTTCGGGGACACCGCGATGTCGGTGTCCCTCTTCGACCAGACCTTCGCCTTCTTTCCGCCGGCGGGCGAGGTGTGGGGCACCTTCGCATGGGGCGCCACTCCCTGGGGCGTCGAGAAGGGCGACCTCACGGCGCGCCTCGCACCGCTCCTCAAGTACTTCTCGCCGGTGAACGCGTCGGCCTTCCGCATCACCGTGACCAACCTGGGCCACGTCGACACGCCGTACTTCGAGTCGCGCCGCGTGTGGCTCGCCGACTACATCGAGGCGCCCTACAACCCGAAGTATGGCGCGGCGCCGAAGTGGAACAGCGCCTCGTCGCACAAGCGAACCGTTGGTGGGTCGCTCCCGCGCCAGGCACGTGCCCGGTGGCGCGAGATGCGGATCGACACGATGTTCGTCGCCGAGAGCGACCGCGCGAAGTGGTCCGACCTCATGTACCTCGCCGACCCGGCGGCGGAGATCGTGCTCTCGGCTTTCCCGCAGGACGCGACCGCGAGGCGCGAGCGTGACTACACGGTGATGGGATCGCTCGATGTCCTGAACCCGTTCGTGTTCGAGAACTTCAGTTTCCACACCCTGCAACTGGCCATCGTGGAGAGCTAAATTGCCGTCCCTTCTCAAGCCGACCAACGGCGTCAACACCGATTACCAGGCACGCATCGGCGCACTGTTCGACGCCTTCAACAACGGGAACTATAACTTCCCGGCCGTGCAGGTCCCGAGCGCGGATCCGAACACGCTCGACGATTACGAGGAAGGCACGTGGACGCCGTCCCTCACATTCGTCACGCCGGGCGACCTCGCTGTCGCCTACTCGGTGCGTTCAGCCGATTACACGAAGATCGGGCGATCCCTGGACGCCAGCTTCGTCCTCGTGACATCGAGCTTCACCAAGACGACTGCATCAGGGAATGCGCAGATCAGCGGCCTGCCCTTCGTCGCCAACCCGGCATCCAACACGCAGTATCCAGGCCCTCTCCTATGGGCTGGCATCACCAAGGCCGGCTATACGAGCTTCGTCTGTCGCGCCGTGCAGAACGTCAGCACGCTGGACCTTGCCGGTAGCGGATCAGGCGTCGCGTTTTCACTTGTGGCCGCGGGCGACATGCCCTCGGGCGGCGCCCCGACGTTCGCCGGCTCTGTTACCTACTTCACCGTTTAGCAGCCTGGGAGATCAATTCAATGCTCGCCAAATGCACCGCCCTGAGCCAGATCGAATGCACGCCCTCCGGCGCCGTGCAGCTGCGCCTGGACAAGCAGATCGTCGATGGCGACAACATTGTGGCGTCGTCCTATCACCGGACAGTTTTCCTGCCCGGTGGCGATCTCGACGCACAGGTCTCGCTCGTGAACGAGCATCTGTCGGAAATGGGCTATCCGGCGATGCCGGACGCCGTGATCGAGCGCCTGCGACGCATCATTGCGGTCGAGCACACGCCCGCAGTCGTCGCTGCCTATGCCGCTGCGCAAGAAGAGCGCGCGGACGCAGCGATACAGCCGCGCGCGCCTTAAAGGGCGGCGACCCGGGCATGTTCCACAAACGCAATTGCGTGCGCATTGCGGGGTTGAATCTCCTGCTCGCCGGCGCGTGCTTCAGCGCTGTGGGTGCCGCGCTCGCCGTGCAATCCAGCATGCCGATGGACCAGGCGAGCTGGGGCGGCATGAAGCTGCTGCACCTCATCCTCGGCACGATGGGCGCCGGGGTGAGCCTCGTCTTCCTGCCGCAGTTCTCCAACATCGCGCTGGCCCGCACCATGTTCGCCGGAATCTTCTGCGCCACGATCGTGACACCGCTCCTGGTGGCGCTCTACGCCCGGTATGTGGGCGATCCCCTGCCCGGCGTGGAGAACGTGCTGGCGGCGATCCTGGGCATCCTGGGCGTGTATCTCATCCCGGGCGCGCAGGCGCTCGCCAGCACGTTCAGGGACGACCCACGGGGCTTCATCGCCCGCCTGCGGGGACGTGGCGGCCCCCCCCGCGCGGGGGGGCAGCCATGACCGAAATGGTGCTCAGCATCGCGGCATCCCTCGTCGTGCTCGTGGGTGCCATCTACCGACTGAACGTCATCAAGTACGCGCACCTCAGGCTCTCGCTCGACGGCATGTTCAATACCCTCGAGGCGCTTGGGCTCGCCGCGATCGCCGGGGGCTGTGCCGGCGAGATCGGCGAATGGTTCCTGCCCCGTGCGGAGATCCACGCCGAGACGATCGTGCTCACGGGGCTCGCGATCTTCGTGGTCGGCGTCTCGCGCGGACGCGTCTGCCAGATGGTGGTGCGGATGCAGGGATGGGACGGCACCGATCGACGCTGGAGGCACCCATGACCATCGAATACGTTCACAGCGCCATCATTCCAGCCGCGTTCTCGATGCTGCCGGGGCGCATGGATTCGCCGGAGGCCGAGGCGATGATCCTGGCGATCGGCGCGCAAGAGTCGGGATTCACCGATCGCGAGCAGATGCAAAGCGGTCCCGCCAGAGGCTTCTGGCAATTCGAGCGCGGGGCGGTTAACCGCGTGCTCGCGCATGAAACCCTGGGGCCGATCATCAAGGCGATCCTGCCGCAGATGGCGTACAAGCCGTGGGACTGCTACGACGCGATCCAGCACAACGACGTGCTCGCTTGCATCTTCGCTCGCCTGCTGCTCTGGACGCACCCTGCGAAGCTTACGGAGAAGGATGGTCCGGGCGAAGGGTGGGCGCAGTACCTCGAGACGTGGCGCCCCGGGAAGCCGCGCGTAGTCGACTGGCCCGAGAATTTCGGGCGCGCCTGGCAACTGGTGGAAGGCGCCGCGTGATCGCGCTCGCCGCCATCCTCACGGGAACGATCGTCTGGGTGAAGGTGAGCGAGCCCATGAGCGAGTGGGTGTGGGCGCAGGTCGAGACGCCTGCATTCATCGAGGACAGTTGCAAGTCGGACCTCGCGTTCCCGCGCGTCTGCTTATACCGATGGAAAGGCAAGTGTCGGATCATCACGCTCGTGCCGCCCAAGACGCTTGAGCCCGTGGTCATCGACCAACTGAACCGCATGTGCAGCGGCTACTTCCCCGAGATGCCGCAGGGCGGCGTGCCGTTCAGGCGCCACTTCTCGGACCCCAACTATTTGCCGAACCAATCGCCGCCCGCGGTCGATCCTGCGTGGCAGTACCAGAGTAAGCCATGAAGTGGTCGCACATTTTCAGGACGTGCAAGAACTGCGGCGCGACCGAGCTCGTCGCGCGAACAGCCGAGCGGTGTCCGCGGTGCAAGTGGAAATATCCGCCGCTGCCGCCACCAAGGGAGCGCAAAAAGGGGGAAGCATGAACGCGAACGATCCGAACACACAGGCGGTGCTAACCGCCGTAAGAGCGGTCCTGATCGCGATGGGTGGATTCATCGTGCAGCGCGGCTACATGACCGACTCGGCATGGCAGGAAGTAGTCGGGGCGCTGATGGCGATCCTGCCTACGATCTGGGGCGCTATCGAGCACTACCGCGTCGACGCGAATAAGAAGGCCGAGGTTGCTCAGGCGATCAACGTTGGCATTGCCGTGGCGGATCGCACCCCCGGTATCACTCCGCCCGTGCCGGCCGACAAGGCGCCCGCCGTCATCGAGGCATTCAAGCCCGTCGTCCCAGCGCCAGATTCCCCAGCGCAGAACCCGACAGGCCTCGCCATCCAGCCGAGCTCACCCATCCTCACAGACCAACCGAAAGGATCCACGCCATGAAGCTGATCGTCGCCGTCCTGCTCATCACGCTCGCTGCCTGCGCTACTGCGCCGGCCGGGCAATCCCTCACTCCGCAGCAACAGGTCTTCCAGATCGAGAGCAACTACAAGGTTGCTCTGGACATCGCGAACGCCTACGTGGCGCTCCCGCGGTGCGGACAGCCGACATCGCCGCCGTTGTGCTCCAAGAGCGAGACGATCGTCGCCCTGCAAAAGGCGAACGCCACCGTCATGCCGCTACTGGCCGCGGCGCAAAAGACGGTCACTGATCCGACCGTATCTGCCGGAGGCGCGCAGGCCGCTGTTACTGCTGCCGCGAACGCGCAAGTGGCGCTTTCGCAGATCACCTCAACGCTCACCGTCAAATAAGGAGGCACCCATGCCCGCAGCCCTTGCTGCATTGCAGGTCATCAACATGATTCTCGCGGAAGTGCCCATGATCGCGTCCATGTACGCCAACATCTCGGCGCGGAGAGGCATGCTGGAGCAGATGATCGCCGCCAAACGAGATCCCACACCGCAGGAGTGGCAAGACCTCACCGCGTCAATTGCCGCCGCTTCCGCAACCCTGATGGCCGCGCAACCCTGAAACACGCGGTCCTCTTGAAATGAACGGAGAAGAGGGGTCGAGGCCGAACCCGGACCCGACGCTGCTGACGACGGCGCAGCTCCTTCGCGAGATTGCCACGCTGAAGGAGCACATGAACAGCGAAACCTCGGCGCTGCGGGCGATCCTTGACGCGCGCATGGATGGCATGGACCGGGTTATCCAGAGCCTACAGCGTGAATCCGCCAGGTCACAGGAGAAGACAGACGCGACGGTTGACCACCTGAAGGTGCTCCACGAGGAGAAGTTCAAGTCGATCCAGACGCAATTCGTGGAACGCGACACGCGCACGGAGCAGACAGCCAAGGACAGCAAGGTCGCGGTTGACGCAGCCCTGCAAGCGGCGAAAGAGGCCGTGGGCGAGCAGAACAAGTCGAGCGCACTCGCCATTGCCAAGAGCGAGGCGGCGACCACGAAGCAGATCGACCTCCTGGGCGAGACGATAGGGACGCAGACCAAGAACCTAAACGACAAGATCGACGACCTGAAGGAGCGGCTCGGAAACATCGAAAGCCGCAAGCTGGGCGGGGCCGAGGCCCACGCCGCCGGCATCACAAATGCGCAGCTGGCCGTCGCCGTGTTCAGCGTACTGGTCGGAATCGCGGCCGTCGTCATATCTGTAAGGACCGGAGGATCTGACTCGAAGCCGCCGCAGGTCCTTGTCGTCCCGCAGGCGTCACAGCCTGTACAACCCTCCACGACGACGACGACGAGAAGCCAGCCATGACCACAACCACCACTTAGGAGTCCGCCATGAACCCTCTTTTCATCGTGGTCATCATCATCCTCGTCGTGCTGGCGATCGCCGGCGCCCCGAACTGGGGTTACCACAACTACGGATATGTCCCCAGCATCTCGCTCGGTGGAGTCCTGATCATCCTTTTGATCTTGTACCTGCTGGGGGTTTTCCGTTGAACGCCTACATCGACGTACAGGAAATTCCCGACAAATGAATCGCAACCTCGCACTGCTCGCGGTGATCCTGCTATCCATCGCAGCCGTGGTCGCCGTGCTGCTCCTCACCAAGACATAAAGGGAAAACATGGACAACCAGCATCGCCAGATCAAGGGGTACCGCGAGCTCGACGCGGCCGAGATCACGCTCATGAACGAGATCAAGACCCTGGGCGTCGACCTGGGCGACCTCGTTGCCAAGCTGCGCGCCGTGGAAGGGCTGGACCAACGCTGGGTGAGCATCGGCGCAACCGACTTGCAGACCGGCCTCATGGCGCTCACGCGTGCGGTCGCGAAACCGACGTTTTTCTAAACGCACACAGGAAAGGCATCAAGATGAACTACACCGCATCGCAAGGCCAGATCGACCAGCTCAACGCGACGCTGAATTCGGCGCTGTCGCAGGTCGCCGCCATTACGGGGCAGCCCGTGCAGCCTCCCGTCGAGCAACCTCCCGCCGGCGGAACGATCCCGCCCAGCGGCACGAACCCGGCTCCTCCCGGCGTGCAGGTCGGGACCGAGTGGTTCGATTGGGATCGCCCCAACCAGATGATCACGAGCCAGTACCCGCAAGGCGTCGTGCTGGCCATCCCGTTCAACGTCCCGGCGGGGTTTACCGGCACGGTGCACCACGAGCTTGTGGCGAACAAGGGCACCGACTTCGACATCAAGATCTGGATTTCGATGTGGACGCCGGGTGGCGACCCGATCCCCGGGACCGTGTACGAGGGCTCGCTCATCTCTGGAGTGATGCCCGCCGGCGAGGACTTCCACGCCCAACCGGGCAACTACTACTTCAACGGCCTGGTGAAGAACAAGTCCTGCGAGCTGGGCGGGCAGCAGCGCCACAATCCCTAAAGGATTCGAAATGCAAGTCGTCGCTGACCGCGTCAAGGAATCGAGCCTCTCCACCGGGACGGGAAACCTCCTGCTGGCTGGGGCCGTGGCTGGCTTCCGTGCGTTTGCCTCGCAGTGCGCCGTGGGTGATGCGTTCTACTACGCGATCGAGGCACAAACCGGCACGGGCATGCCGTCCGGCGAATGGGAAGTCGGCAGCGGCACCTACTCGGCGGCGAATACCTTGACGCGCTCACAAGTGCTGTCCTCGAGCAACGCGGGCGCGCTCGTGAATTTTTCGGCGGGCACGAAGCACGTCTGGATCGACGTACCCGCTTACCAGCTAGCGGCATTGTCCAACAAGAACAGGCAAACCCTTGCTGTGCTCGGGGATTCGTTCATCCAGCGCAACATGGCGTCGCTCGCTTCCAACGTCTACTCGACCCCAACTTGGGGAATCATCCTCCTCACCAACATGCTCCTGGGCAACGCCTTCGACATCGTGAACATCGATGGCGTGAGCGGCACCACGAGCGCATCGTTCCTGTCGCGCCTCGCCGCCTCCGTGCTCGCGTTCCGCCCGCGCTACGCGTACATCCAAGGCACGGTGAACGACATCCTCTCGGGAACGCCGCAGACGCTGGCGCAGTCGATCGCCAACTATTCGGCCATGTTCGCGCAGTGCAACGCGGCCGGGATCACGGTCATCACGAACACGGTCACGCCCTTCGCTGGATTGAACACTGCGGCCAAGAGGACGCAGTGGCTGCGATTCAATGCCTGGCTTATGAACGTTGCGCCAAGCTTGTACGACGTCATTGTCCTGAGGAACGATTACCAGTACCTCGATCCGGCTGGGGTAACTTGCCAACCTAATGCGGCCTTCCTCGCGATTGATCCGACTCATCCTGCGGTTAGGGATTCGTTCACGCTGGCGCAAAGTAACGCGGCGACTCTTCGTGCCCTTGGCATCGGGGCGACTCTTCCGTCTCCGTTCTTGTCCGGCATTGGCGTTACTGGGTCCGAGGATGATGCCATCCATCCCAATCCGATCAACTTCGGGGCGGCCGGCGTCAAGCAGGGCGCAGGCACCACCGGTACCGTTGCGACGACGATGTCGGTCGGGACCACCAGCAGCCTCGGGACAGCTGTGTGCAGCAAGGTGCCGCGCTCTGACGGGCCCGGCGAGTGGCAGCAGGTCGTCTACACGCCGTCAGCGGCTAACCAGATCTGCACGTACCAGAATTTCGGCGCGGCCATCGGGCTCGGCAACGCGCAGCCCGGCGACGTGGTTTCGTTCTTCCAGGAGTTTGAGATCGATTCGTCCACGCCTGCCGCGAATTTCCGCTGGGTGGGTGCCCAGATCACCTTTGTGGGCGGCGCGTACAACGCCGCGGCCTTCCCGATCAACTCCGGGTTCGATAATCTCGGCGGCCTCAGCGGCGTGAACCTGCGAGGCGTCATTCGGACGCCGCCCGTGGCGATCCCGGCCGGGACCACGGGCATGTTCCTGCTAGCCAACCTGCATGGCGGCGGTGCCGGGCTCCCGATTACCGCGCGCTACGGGCAGGCAGCGTTCCGGAACCTTTCTCGTCAAGGGTCGTAAGGATGCTCGGTAACTACCCGATATCTTCGGCAGCCATCGCGGCGCAAGTGGACTTAGCCAGGCCGGCCCCGCGCATGTGCGTGTCCATCGTGGGCGCGACACTCACGGTCGTCATCGCGGGGCACGATCTCATCCCTGAGACAGTCGTCGGAAAGGCGGATTGCTCGTGAGCACCATCACCATCAATCGGGGCGAATGGACCGCGGTCCAGTTTTCGATCACGGACAGCACGAGCGGACTTGCCGGCAAGCGGGTCACGTGGAGCGTTGGGCCGCGCGGGGATGCGCCCGCGTTGCACAAGGTGTCGGCGCTTCCCGGTTCGTCGGCCGACGTGACCATCACGTCGCAAACGCCGGGCGCCATCAGCGGGGTGATCAACCTCGCGGTCGCCGATTTCGCGGCGCTGCCCAACGACAGCTACGACGCCTCGCTCTGGGTCGACAGCGGGGCCGCGGACGACCGGTGCGTCACCCCCGGCGGGGTGGATATGCTTGTCATCACGCGCCCGGTGGCGCGCGCGTGATGCTACGCCTCCAATTCGCTACTTGCCGCCCAGCAGCTGCACCAGGGCGCGCGCGCCGGCGAGATCCGCGCCGTCCTGGCACTCCTGAGTCTCGGTCAGGGACACGGGCTTCGCGGTCTGCGGGTCGAGGCCGATCCACTCAAGGGTCATCGAGCACTTCGCCGTCGGCTCGGTGGCATTGTTAGCCGCGTTCCGCTGGTCCGGGTAATCGCAGCGGCCGAGATCCACGCGCCAGACGTAGCCGGCGATGCAGGCGGGCGAAGACGACGAGCTGCTCGAGGTGGCCGGATCGGCCGGCCTCGACGGCAGCGGTGCGAAGCACGCGACCCCACCGCCCTCCATGGGCTTCGACGTGGTGCCAGGTGGGCAGCTCGCGGCGACACAGGTGCCCGATAGGACATTCGGGATGCCGGCCGGGCATTCGACGTCACGGCACACCGGGCCTCGCGACGTGGCAGCGCAGGTGTAGATGGCTTGGGCTTCGAAAGACAGCGATAGGGCAAATACGGCGCACAGCATCTTCATGGTGTTGTTCTCCCCTTGTGTTGGCATATGGTTCCAGGCGGTCGACGCAAACGGAGCCGCGGCACGACGAGCTCGGCCCCGTCCGCCCAGAATTTGTCCGGGTTAGCGTCTTGTCCCTGTGGGGACGCCACCTTAACCCGGCTAAGCGTCAGCCGGTACGTGATCCGGCCGCTTCTGGTGGCCGGATCGAGCTCGATCCGGCCTATCCAGGCGCGCAGGACGTCCTTCAGGGCGTCGCGATCGAGCTCGCCCATGTCCGAGGCCATCCGCTGCAGTAGCGCGGCTACAGCGGCCTCGTCGACGGCCTCAAGCACCTTCACGCGCTCGCCGGCGTCTTCGGCGCGCATGACCCTCTCGGCGGCGTCCTGCCGCTCGATCTCGAGCTCGTCCAGCCTGGCCAGCAGCGGCCGGGGCTCGCGGGCGTGCTCGACCAATCCCATCAGCTTCCTGATCCGCTTCTCCACGTCGGCCAAGGCAGCGCGAGCCGCCTCGAGCTCGCTCCGGTCCTGCAGGTTCTCCTGCAGGGCGCGGATTTCGCGCACAAACGCCTGCACGATCTCCGGCGAGCCCAGATCGACCGGGAGCTGCTCCAGCACGGAGCGTTCGAGCAATGCCGCGTCGATCGAGCCGCCACGCGTGGTGTAGCAGTCGCGGTCGCCCCACCACGGCTTGCCGTCCGGGCGCACGAGCAGGCCCGAGAGCAGGTAGGTGCCGCCGCGGTTGCGCCGGGCCGCGTGGGCGCCCTTTTCAAGCCGGGTGAGAATGGCCTCTGCCTCCGCGTCGCTCACGAGCGCCTGGTGCGTCCCGCGCTGAATTTGCCATTCCGAACGAGGGCGCCGGCTGCCGCTGGCCTGGCTGTCCTTCGGGCGGCGCGTGTTCCAGGTGGTGTGGCCAGCGTAGGTTAGCGCGTTCCATTCGACATCGACAAGGCCGGTCCGGGTGATAGGCAGGCGCAATTGCCGCGCGATCGCGGAGCCGGCCTGGCCCGCAGATCGGGCGCGCAGGTAGGTGGCGATCGCCGGTGCTAGCGCCTCGTCGGGGACCAGGCGCGACTTCTCGACGGCGGCACCATTACGCACCGCCGCGGTCGCCACGCGCTCGAAGCGATAGCCGATCGGCGCCCGCCCGCCGGCGCGGAAGCCGCGGCGCACGTTCTCGGCCATGCCGGCCAAGCCCTTCTCCCGGCTCATGAGGCTGTGCACCTCGTCCATGGCCTGGAAGGTGTTCTGCAGGATCACGGATGTGATCGGGTCGCTCTCCGGGATCCTCACGTAGAGGATCGACACGCCGCGCTTCTTCGCCTCGTGCTGCAACGACTGGGCGATGTAGGTGCGCCTTGCGATGCGGCTTGTGTCGTAGGCGAGGATCACGTTCCATGCGCGGCCGCGGGCGGACAGGTCGCGCAGGAGCCGCTGGTAGCCGGGGCGTTGGTCGTCCTTGCCGGACTCGACGGCGTCGGCGTACTCACCGATGATCGGGAGGTTCTTCGCCTGGGCGAGCTCGGCCAACGCCCGCCGCTGGGCGTCGAGGGACACGTCTGCGCGGTCCTTGCTCGACCGTAGGTACAGGACTGCTGCTCGCATTGAAGAGCTCCAGGAGGAACGCCGCGCCGGCCTTCGCGATCGCGTCGGCGTCGAGCTCGGTCGCGTTAACGCTCGTGATTGTGACCGTCAGTTTTTTCATGGTCAAACCGGCGCCCTAGATGCCGTCCATCCGCTCATCCCACAGGCGGGCGCGCTCGGCGACCTCGCCGGGATCGAGGCTCGTGCGGTCGGCGATCGCGAGGGCGCCCTGCAGGCCGTAGTGCGCCACCGTGAGACGCCGAATGGTTTCCGCGGCCTCGGCTAACAGTTCGCGATGCTGCGGCGCGCAGCGGCTGTCGTTCGCGGCCTCGACCAGGCGCTCGTTGAGAGGGGCTTTGCGTGCCATGGGGCTAAGCGTCGCGACGAGCGTCGGCCACTTGCCGCGCGCGTTGCAGGACGTCGCGAATATGTTTCCATCGCCGCTCGCGGGCGGCTCTCACGTACCGCTCCAGAAATTCGGGAGGAGGTGGCGGGATACGAAACCCCCGGTGCGAGGCGCCGCAGCGGCGACACTTCTCCGGGCCGCACCAACGGCCCCGGCCACCGAAGTCGCCGAAGTATGAGACGCCTGGCTCGCGCGGCAGCGGCTCGTAGTCGTGACCGAAGAAGCATAGCCAACTCACCGCGAATCTCCCTGTGTATCGCACGGGTAGCGACAATCCGGGTGGATGCAGCGCGATGTCCCGAGGATGATCCACGGTCGCACCATCGAGCTTCCACACTTCGGGCAGATGCGTCCGCACCCTTCTCGGATCAGTCTCCCAAGTGGCGGCGCTGGCGGCGGCGGTGGTCGGCCGCCTTGGGGGAGTTCACCCGGTAGTTTCTGACTCATGGCTTAAACGCCTTGCTCATAATTTCTCTTTTGTCCTCGTCAGCGAAATACCTTGGTGAGCGTGCGGTTTACAGCGTGCCCGCGGCGGCGCACCAGGCGCGCGAGCAGCTCGCGATCGTGGCGGTTGGCGGTGGCCTGGCGCATCAGGCCGAAGTAGCTATTCGCCGTCGCGAAGACGTCCGCCGGCGAGGCCTCGGCGGTGCGTCGCAGCGCCTCGCTGAACGTGCGCCGGCGGATGCGCCGGTGCCAAGGCTTGAGGACCTGGCCCACGAAGTCGATGCCGCGCGCGATCGGTTGCAGCACCGTCTTGCGGGGATTCAATTCGACCGCGAGCTCGCGCGGCAGGAAGGCCTCGATCTCCGCGAGGGTTGCCCGCAGCCACGCCGGCGACTCGTGCAGGAGCACGAAGTCATCTACATAGCGGACATAGCGACGCACGTGCAGCTGGTGCTTGGCGAACTGGTCGAGCCTGTCGAGGTAGATGTTGGCGAAGAACTGGCTCGATAGGTTGCCGATCGGAAGCCCCAAGTGCGCGGGTTGGTTCGTGAGGCGTTTGTGAGCGGGCACCAGGCGCAACTGCGACGCCGGGCAGCGCATCTCGACATCGGTCCGTGGATCGTGGAAGAGTATCTGCAGCGTGAGCTCGCGCCACCACGGCTCGTGGATCCGTGGCTCGAGGAGGCCGGCGAGGATGCGCTTGTCGATCGCCACGAAGAAGTTGGCGACGTCGCACTTCAGGTACCAGCCCGCGCGCGACCAGTTGGCGGTGAGGCTGCGCACGTGGTGCTCCAGGCGGTGCGCCGCGTAGAGCGTCCCGCGGCCGCGGATGCATGCACACGTGTCGACGCTGAACGAGCGCTCGAAGCGCGGCCCGATGCGGTTGTAGAGCATGTGATGCACGATGCGATCGCGGAAGGCGGCCGCCCACACCTCGCGCGGCTTGGGCCGCGTGACCACGAAGCAGATCGACCGGCCCGGCGTGTAGCTGCCGCTGGCCAGCTCGTCGAAGAGCCCGACCAGGTTGCGCTCGAGGTGCATCTCGAAGGCGAGCGCGCTCTTCGTGTTGCGCTTGTTGCGGCGGCAGTCGTAGTACGCCGCCACCAACTCATCGAAGGAAGGTCCAGCATGGTCTACCGCGTCTCGATCTGCGGACGGCCCGGGCCCGGAGCTCGTTGTCCTTGTGGTTGTTGTTCTGGTTGCCGTTGTTGAAGTTCTGGTACCAGGCGTAGGCCTCGTTGCCGGCGTACTGCGTCCATTCGTGCTATCCACGTCGACCCGCCGAAGGCCTCGGCCGATCAGCGGATCGACTGCGCCGGACCGGGCGCGGCCGGAGCCGCCGATGTCCGTGGCGCGCATGGCGGTGGCCTCGTGGGCCAGCGGCACGACCAGATTGTTTCCCACGGGCATGATCGCCTTGACGGTCATGCGGCAGGGGACTTCGCGGAGTACTTGCGCCACCCGGTGGCCTGCTTGCCGATCACGGCCGTGAGCTCGATTGCGCGTGCGTGATGCTTCACGGCGATGAGGCTCATGTCCTTCGCGAGCCTGAAAAGCAGCTCAGCGACCTGGAGGCGCTCGAGCAGTCGATCGAGGTGCGGCACCTTGTCCGCAGCAGCGTTCGCGCGGTAGATGAGCACCACGAGCTCGAGGCACTCCTCGCGTACCTTGGCGCCCATGCTGGCCTTGAAGTCGCGCGGCATGTGTCGCGTGATCTCCGTGGCCAGCACGAGCAGCTGGTACGTGACCTGGTAGATCGGCAGGGTGGAGTGAAGCGCCATGCTGGAAAAGGGCTAAATCACTGAATGGTCAAATGGGCAATCTGCGGACGGCCCGGGCCCGGAGCACGCTGCCCTTGCGGCCGTAGTACTGGGTGCCGTTGGTGAAGTACTGGAACCAGGCGTAGGCCGCGTAGCCGGCGACGCTCTCGGCGCTCCAGTACCACTCCTTTTCGAAGAGCTCGGGGACGTTGGCGAAGCACAGCGCGAGATCGCGGCGTGTCGGCAGCTCGCCGCCCACGGACTCGGCCCACTGCCGCGCTTCTTCCCACGTCATGCGTTCCTTCGGCGGCTCCTGCTCGAGCACCTCGAGGGCGTAGTCGTCGCCGTCCTCGGGCCCGCGGCCGATGCCCGCGTAGATGCCGTGCAGACCGAGCGCGCCGATCGCATCCCGCTCCTTCGTGAGCGAATCGCCTTGCACTTTCATGGACTGCCTCCTTGCGAAATGGGTGAATGGATGAAGGGTCAAATCTTCAATCTGCGGACGGCCCGGGCCCGGAGCTCGCCGTCCTTGCGGGCGTTGCTCTGGCCGCCGCTGAAGAAGCCCTGGCACCAGGCGTAGGCCCCGCCGCCGGCGGACTGCGTGGAACTCCAGTACCACTCGGCCTCGAAGGCTTCGGCGCCGCGCGCGCGGAACGCGTCGTGCGTGGTCTGCCCGGGCGAGTCGGGCATGTAGGCGTAGCCCACCGGCACGCTGCTGGGGTTGTCGCCGCGGTAGCAGTAGTTCTCGGCGGTGGTCGGCTTGAATGCGCGGTAGAGGATCTCCAGCTCGTCGCGCGAGGGCAGGTACCAGTCGTCGAAGCCGCCGATGCGCAGGCCTCGCGCCCACTTGGCGAGGTCGCTGCCCGCCGTGTCGAACGCAAGCGTGTTCGCATAGCCGTCGCAGAAGCTGAGCGCATCGGCCACGCGGCCGCCGCTTTCGTTCAGCTGCTCCTCCGCCTCGCCCTCACTCTTCGGCGCCACGATGAGCACGTGCTCGATGCCGCCTACGAGGATGCGACCGGCATAGAAGCCGCCGGCGAACGCGGTGCCGGGAATGGTGGGGATTTCGGTGGTCGTGGTGTCCATTGATGCTCCTTGATAGGTGGTCATGCCAGGCCTTTCAACGTCGCGAGCACCGCGCGCATGCTGGCGATCTCGCGATCGGCGAGCTTTTGCGTCATGCGCTTCTCCGCTACCCACTTGGGATAGCATTTCTCGCGGAACACGAGCTCGCGCTCAACGCACGCAATCTGTGCCTCGATGGAAACGGGAGCATCGGCCTCGGTGAAGAGCCCGTTCGTCAACGCTTACCCCTTGACTGGTTGTTCATGTTGGCGCGGAGGATCGCGGCGAACTGCGCGTTGTTGGCCTCCTCGATCGCGACCTTTGCGACAGCGAGAGCCGCAACCTTCTCCAGCGGAGTCGACGCCGTATCTGCGTCGAGGAAATCGATCAGTTTCCCGGCGATGACCATGATTGAATTTGGATCTGATTCGTTGTCGTTGATGCTCAATTGGGTTCCTTAGAATGGGCCGGTGTTACTCCGGTGTCCCGAGCAGGATGTCGCGCTGCGTGCCGTCGCCGATCTCGGTCCACAGGTCGAGGAACGCCTGCTCGAGCACCTTGTGCGGGCGCACGAGCTCGAACCACAGCTTCAGCCCCTCGCTCTTCAGCCGGTACCGGAAGCGCGCGTCGACCTTGTAGAGGTGCGATTCCACGCCGGCGAACACCGGGATCTCGATGCGGAAGAGCTCGGGAATGCGGATCTTGCCGGCCGCCGTGCTCGATGAGCCTTCGACCACGTTCTGGAACGCGACTTCTAGGTGCCCGTCCTGCAGGCGTTGCGCCGCGCTATAACGCACGTCTTGGTTCACGCGGAAGTTGAGCGCCACCTCCATCAGCTCGGCGCCGTTCGGCTCGATCACGTCCGGCAGGTTGTCCTCGAGGAAGTAGGCGAACTTCTCGGTCGAATCGAACGGCTGGCGGTCGTGGCTCTTCCACGTCATCCACTCCGGCGAAAGTTGCGGGCTGAACTCGGCGCGGAATTGACGCCAGTTCGGCTCCTGGTCCCCCGCCGCCGCGGTGGCGGGGTGCTCGTCGATCACGGCCACGAACCTGGCCGGCCTCTGCTGCGCGTAGATGGCCGTGTCCCCGGTCGCGTGGCGCTCGACGTAGGCAATGAAGCTCTTGCCGTCGTCCAGCTTGACCGTGCCCTTGCGGAATGTGGGACGGAGGAACTGCTCCGACAGGCACTCCACGCGCTCTGCGCCGTTTTCATCGCGCAGCACGATGTAGGGCATGCCGTGCAGGACGTCGGCGCGCTTGGGCGTCGCGCGATGGCGCTCGATGGCTCGTCCAGCATCGAGGATGACGGCGGACTCGGCTTCACGAGCGGGCGTTTCCGGCGGGGGCATGGATCAGTCTCCTTGTGCGTTGTTGATGGGCGCCACGCTGAAGGGCATTTCGCGCTGGCGCACGGGCGAGCGTTGCGGGTTGCCGTCCTCGCCGATGAAAAAGAGCGTCGACGGCGGCACTTCCTTGGGAAGCTTCTTCTCGACCTCGACCGTCATCGTGATGGCAGGCTCGGCGAGGTTCTGCTTCGTGAACGGCTTGATCTTGATGCGCACGATCACCACGGCATCCTTGCCGTGCTCGTGCACCGCGGCGAGCGCGTCGTGGATCGCGCCCGACATTTCGGTCACGACCTGGCCCTCGCGCAGCTCGGCCAGGATGGAAAGGGCGCTGCGGATATTCGTGTCCATGCAACCTCCACTTGAATAAGGTCCCGGTGCTGGTCAACCCCTGGCCGGGGCTCACGGTCAGGGCAGCGCGCCAGCCACGCCGATGGAATCAGGACGCGGTCGGATCCTTGCTCGGCTTCACGCCGCGGTTTTTCGCGCGCTGGGTCTTCACCTGGCGCGCGACGGCCTTGCGATCCACGCCGCGGGCCTTCGCGAGCTCGATCCACGGCTCCTCGTCGCGCTCCATGTTCGTGAAGACAGTGTCGAGCAGCATCGGCACGAGCTCGGAGGTCGCGGCGTTCCTCACGACCTCGCCGAGGTCGACGCCCGCGCCGATCTGCTCGTCGGAGAGACCCCACAGCTTGAGGACGCGCTCGCTCGGCTCGCCGCCCAGGTAATCGTTGGCCTGGTAAAGCATGGCGCGCACTTCCTCGGGGCCGAGCCCGTCCATCGCGATGGCGGCGCGCCAGCAGCAGTACATGCCGAAGCGGATGTCGCGCTCGATCTCCTGCTTCTCGCGCAGCTTCTTCGACTCGGCGCCGTCGTACTCGTCATCATGGCGACTGTCGGCCGCGATTTCAGACGTCTCGACCTTGATGCCCTTCTTCTCGAGCGCGGCCTGTGCCTCGCCGATCGCCAGCGCCTTCACGAACTCGCCGGGCCTGTCGGGCTTCTCCACCAGTGTGTGATCGGCCGCGGCCTTGCCGAGCACCGCGGACCAGGTGCGCTTTTTCTCGTCGGCCGGGCAACAGTCGTCCAGGCGGACGTAGCCCGAGGGCGCCTGCCATTCGTACGGGTAGATCTTCTTCGCGTCCTTCCCGACGATCACCGGATGGCCGCTATCGCGCGCCTTCGTGCGCTGGATGTCGACGAACGCCTTGCACTTGGCCTCGAAGCAGTCCGGGTCCGTGCACACGTCCGCATTCGCGATGTCGACAAAGAGCTCGGGCTCGTTGCCGGTGCGCTTCGGGCAGTCGGTGCACGCGCCGGCCCCGGGCACCAGGCCCGCGTCAGCCGGACGGAACGGCGCCTCCTTCAGCCGCAGCATGTAGCGGCGCTCGATGTGTTCCTTGGCTTCCCGGTACGACATCGGCTCGTCGAAGCCGTCGTTCGAGGCAATCTCCCCGAGGCACTTCTCCTGCAGCGCCTGCACCGGGATGCGCGCCACGAGGAGTGCGATCGAGGCGGAGATCGCGCCCTTGTACAGCGCCTCGCGCCCCGCCGCGCACAGCGCCAGGAGCTTCAAGCGCGCGTAGACGTAGGCCTTGCTCTTGCCGACCTTGGCCGCGACATCGTCGACGGCGTACGTCGCCCCGTCGGCCTGCTTGCACTGCATGAGCGCCTCGTAGCCCTCCGCCTCCTCGAGCGGGTGCACATCGACGCGCTGGTTGTTCTCGATCACCTGCAGCTCGAGCGCCTCGGCGTCGGTCAAGTCGCGCACGATGGCCGGGATCTCGGCCAGGCCGGCTGCACGAGCGGCCCGCGAGCGGCGCTCGCCGGCGACGATCTCGTACATCCCCTCGCCGAGCGGCCGCGCGATGATGGGCACGATCACGCCCTGGACGCGCACGTTGTCCGTGAGCTCGGCCATCTTCTCGGGGTCGAAGTACTTGCGGTGATTGAGCGGCGAGGGCTCGAGGTTCGCGAGCGCGATCCACTGGTGATGGCCGGGGCCCGCGGCGGCTGGCGAGGCGGTGGTCGCGACGGTGTCGGCGGCGGGTGTCGTGGTGGCTGCATCCATGGTTTGCGTGTCCTCGCAGGTGCGCCGATCGAGCTCGGCCTGGATCATCTCGATGAACATGGGCCGGCAGTCCTTCGCCTGCATCTCGGCAGCGAACGCGGCGACGAGGACCTCCGTGGGATACCCGGGCAGGGCCTTCGCGGTCTTCGGCCCGGGTTTCAGCGCACGCACCACGTCCCAGGGCGTCGCGATGAGCGGCACGATGACTGGTTCGACGGTGTCGGTCACGGCGCGGTCCTCCACAGCAGCTGCGTCTTCTCGAGGAAGCCCACGCCGTACTCGCAATCCGCCGGCGAGAGCTTGATGGTCTGGTCGCCGTCCTTGATCGCGACCGTGCCCGTGTCGGTGATGGCCCACTCGATCCTCCCGGCCTTCGACGGCACCGCGGGCAGGTGCCGCGGCTGTGCAGGCTCCTCCGGCTCGACCGATTTGCGCGCGTGCCGACTCGTGCCAGCCGCGCGCGCTTCGGTCTTCTCGCCCTTGCGGGCCTTCGCGGCGTGGTTCGAGGCGGCTGCCGTAACACCGAGCGCCGCGTAGCGACGGCCCGAAGTGTTGCCGCACGTCTGGATCGCGCCCAGTGTCGCGAGCTCGCGCAACCTGGTCCCGATCACCGCCTTGTGCTCAAGCAGGATGCCGACCACCTCGGCGACCGACATCCACGTGTGGCGGTTCTCCAGCAGCTCGACGTACTTGTTGAAAGGCCGCGCCGCCGCGGTCTTCTGCTGTCCGTGGCTTCCCTTGGGCATAGCCTCCTCCTTGGTGGTGACGAGGTCGCCCTTCGCGTCGGGTGCCACGAATGGGCGGATCTCGAGTTGCGGCGCACCATTGGCACCGAGCTGGGCCTCTTCCGCGTCGTCGTCCTCCAGCACGTGCATGCGGCGCGCGGGCGGCCGCGGATGGATGTCACGCGCCTGCACGTTCTCGACGGCAGAAGCGATCACGCCCACCCTGGCGGCATTGCCGCGGTGCGCTTCGTAGATGAACTCCTCGCCGCGCTTGCTGCGGACGAGCCGGCCGTCGGCCACCAGGCGGCCCAGCGTCTTCGCGCACTGCGTCTCGTCGTCGAAATCGGCATCGACGCGCGCGTAGATCTCGCCGCGAGGCAGCGGCGAACCTACGGCCGCGAGGATCGCGACCAGCCGGGCCTCGCGATCCAACATCTTCAGTGGGCGCGCGCTCATGGGCGTCACTCCCCGGTGCGCAGCGGCCCGAGGCCGTTGTCGCGGTCGAGCTTGATCACGGCCATGGCGATGTACACCATGGCGCCGAGCATTTCGCTGCGCGCATAGGCGTACGGCAGGGCGAGGGACTCGCGCAGCTTTTTCTCGGCCTGGCCGGTGAGGAACGCGGGGCCGTGCACGTTGGCCGTCTCCAGCCATGTCTGCTTCATGAACTCGCGGCCGAGGCCGTGGCGGGCATCGCCCTTGCCCTTGCGCGCCTGATCGACGGCGTCGCGGAAAATGACCTCGAGCGGGTGCTCGATGCGCAGGCTCGGGACTTCATGCGCGCCAAGCGTTGCTGCTACCAGGACGCGTTCCTCGTGCATCACCGCGCCCGCATCGGTGGTCTTCATGTTCTCCCCTTTCGTCGTGTGGTCCTCCACTGGTTCCCCCTGGTTGATCAACCTGTCGTAGAACTGCTGCCAGAACTCGACTTCCGCACGTGCCTGCCGGGCCTCCTCGAGTGCCACGACGAGACGGCCGAACGTCACGAGGAGCGCCAGGCCCAGCACGGCCACGAGCACGGTGAGCAGCTCGAGCGTCCAGCTGGGCTGCTCGATGCAGATCGATGGATTGCCGTAGGCGAGGCGGGCGTTGCGGGACGCGGCGGCGGGCACGTTCATCAGCGCATCCAGATGTACGTGAGCAGCAGCGTCAGAAAGACGAGTTCCACGAGGAAGGCGCGACGGATGAAAGACTTCTCGAAGAGCCTGGCTTCCCCTTGGGGATCAATGGTGCGCATCCTTTGCCCCTCTCGTTGATTGCAAATCAACGATCACGATAAACAATTGCTTTATTGACTGTCAAGCAATTCTTTACCAGAGGCGCATAAAAAAACCCGCCGCAGCGGGCTGGCAGGTGTGCCCCGAGGTTTACGGGAAGGGCATGCGCCTCCAAGTCGAGCGATCGCAAGATTCCGGAGGTGTGCCTCTCGTAGCACAAGCGCCGGCCGCCTTCGTGTACTCCTCTCCTGACGCCCCAACCGGATCCGCCAGCGGCGCGCACTTGCCGCGTTCCATCAGATGCAGATTGATCTGGATGCTCAGCAACTCGTTCGTCATGCGCGCCAAGTGCACGGTTTCCGTAGACCGGTCCATCGAGCCACGTACGAGATCGTCGGCGATGTTCTTTTCCGAGGCGTCGATGGCGGCAGCGAGCTCTTTGCAACCGGCGAATGCCTGCGAGCAGGCTAGCAGTGTTGCCGCAGCGATGATGGCTCGCTTCATTTGTCGTCGTCCTTTCCGGTGCGCACGGGTACAGCCGCGAGAAACGGGTGCGCCGTGCTCGGGGTCTTCAACTGCAGATGCCATGCGGTGGCGGTGGTGAGTAGCAGTTCCTGTTGATCAGGATTCAGGTCGCGGAAGGCCTGGAGAAGCTGGTGTTCAGGCCATTCCAGCGCGCGCTGGGGGCGAGGATCGTCGGATTCCCCGAGTAAGTACTCTGCGTTCGTGTTGAGCGCGTCGGCGCAGCGCAGCAGCGGTTTCGCATCGACCGTCTCCTGGGCTTCATAAAGCCATGACTTGAACTGCTGTACCGAGATGCCGAGAATTCCCTCGGCGAACTCGTCGTGGTTCACCACGTTGTTCGCCACCATGAACGCGATGATCCGCTCTCCCATGAGCGTCGGCTTGCTGCTCGGCTGCTGCGGTGCGATCGCGTTATCCGCGCCCTCCATGAGCCACCCTAGGTCGGACTGCGTCTCTCGCGCGAACGCCGCGAGGTTGCGCTTTTGGATGGTGCCGGTTTTGAACCAGCCGTTCACGGCCTGTGGGGTTATGCCGAGACGGCGGGCGATCTCCGCTTTGGAAATCCCGCTTCGTTTCAACGCAATAAGCATGCGGGTAGGAAGGCTCAATCTGATCTTGATTTTCCATGGGGACGTCGTTCGCGGCCAATTCAGAAATACTTGACTTTGTGTAAACAATTACTTTATCTTCCAGCTCATGATCGGAGTTACACGTGGCAGTTTCCTAGGCGCGGGGGCCACCGAGCCCAGCGCGCTCGATCTGGCGATCTTGAAGCTGGGCGGACAAATCCGCTTGGCGCGCGTCTGCGACGTCACTCCGCAGGCCGTTAGCCAGTGGGTTCGCAATCGCAAAGCGCCTTCCAAACACATCCTCGCGATCGAGGCTGCGACCGGCGTGTCGCGCCACGATCTCCGGCCTGATATTTTCGGCCCGCCATCGACAAATCCCGCGGCAGGGCAGGGAAGCGCGGCAGTTTGAAGATGAAACGCACACTACCGCCACTGCCCTGCGCGCAGATGGCAATACACCGCAACGCGCGATGACCATGTCGCAATTGACCCTCAGTCTCCAGCCATCGCTTCCTGAGCGCTGGTCCACGCTGCGGGCTTTCATAGGGCATCGCGTCGAGGTGCAGGCCAAGCCCGCGAAGACGATCGCGGCCGAGATGGACATGGCCCCATCGACGCTCTCGCGAAAGCTGCACCCTGCGGACGGGGACACGCAGCGCTTCAACGTGGACGACCTGGAGCGCTATCTCGAACGCACGGGCGACGTGGCAGCAGTAATCGAATACCTCGCCGCGAAGTACATGGCCGGCGGCAACGAAGGTCGCAGGGCACGACTTGTGGCCCAAGCCGAAGCGGCGGCTGCGATGCTTGCGCGCGCCGTGGCGGATCTCAAAGAGGCAAAGTGAACGGTCACCAGCCCGTGGGGAGGGGCTGACAACATGCGCGCCATCTCAGCCGTCTTCAATCCCGAGGAGCGCAGCACGCGCGAACGCAAGCGCTCCCTCGATCGCCTGGCCAACGAGCTCGCCCTCTATGTGCGCGCTCGCCGTTGCTGTGTATCGGTGATTCTGCAAAGAGGCAATCGCCTCGCGTACGCCAAGCCAGGCACTGCGCAATTCCAGCAGCTCACCGGCGACCGCGGGGCCATTCTCATCGGCACGTACCTGCTCTGCGGCCTCTCCCAGGAGGACTGGCTCGTCGTCGAGGACCGCATGAAGGCGGACCTCGAGGTGGCGATCTCCGAGTACTACGAAGGCCGCCTCACGTCGCCTGGCGAGCCTGGGCAGTACGTGACGCAGCCACCCGAGCATCCGGCCGTCTTTCGGCGCAAGCGCTGAGGACAACTTGATCTACTACGCGCGCGTCACCTGCTGGGCCAGCGGTCGTGAAGGCTGGTTGCGCCTTGGGGTTCCCATGCCGCGGCGCAAGCATGCGACGCCCTTTTCCTCACCTTCGGCCGCGCGCGGCGCTGGACAGGTTCCAGAAGAAAAACGGGCACGCCATCTTCGTGCTGGACGTGGTCGACGGAAAAAACGGGGCCGTGGTGCAGGTCGTGCCGCGCGGGCCATGAGCAGGCTGCCGGCCTACGGCCGCGAGCTGTTGACCGCGCGGCTCTCGGGCTTCTCGCCGTCGCCGCTACCCTGGGCGCGGCCAGGCTCGCCGGGATTCGTGCTCGTGACGGACTCATGGCTCGTTGCCAGGATGCAGCGCGAGCTCGAGCGCGCGGTCGTCGTCATCGAGCCTGGAGCGCCATACGACTGGGTCTTCGTGAAAGGCCTCATCGTGTGGCTCGCCACGAGCTGCGAAATGCCAGGGCTGCTCGAGGACATCCGCCGGGAGCGGCCGGCCGAGGCCGGCGACTACCTGGGCCGTTCCGGTTACACACGTTTGCTGAACGCTGCAAGGTCATATTTCGCTGAACATGATGCGAGGCCGACATGCGCCTCGTAAAGGACGGCGGCGAATTCGCCCAGGAGAACCTCTGGCGCAAAAAGCTGGTGGTGAGCGGTGAGAAGAAGAAGATCGTCGAGTGCTACCAGAATGTCGCGAGATTTCTCGAATGCCACCCGCGATGGAAGGGCTGCCTCGCATTCGACGAGTTCCGCGAGGCGATCGTGCTACGCAAGGAGCCCGACGGCATCGATGGATTCCCGGTTGGAGAATGGGCCGACATCCACAACCTGCGGCTGGGAACCTGGCTGTCGGACGAGGAAAACCTCACATGCCGCGGGCAGGATGCGATCTACCACGGCCTCGTGCTCGCCGCGCGCGAGCGTGATTTCCACCCGGTGCGCGAATGGCTCGAGAAGCTGGTGTGGGACCAAGTGCCGCGCATGGATACGTGGCTCACGGACTTCGCCGGTGTCGAGGGCTGCCGCAACCTCGACGGCGACGCTGCCAGGAAATACGTTGCTTGCGTCGGCCGTTTCTTCCTCAAGGCCATGGTCGCGCGCATCTTCGAGCCGGGCTGCATCATGCGATCCGTGCCGATCATCGAGGGCGAGCAGGAGCGAGGGAAGTCGACGCTGCTGAGGATCCTCGCGGATCCGTGGTTCTCGGACACGCCGATCATGATCGGCGACAAGGACGCCTACCTGGCGCTCAAGGGCAAATGGCTCATGGAGATTGCCGAGCTGCAAGCCTTCAACCGTGCGGAGGCCACCTGGGTGAAGGCGTTCATCTCGTCACCCGAGGATCACTACCGGGCCCCCTACGAGCGCAAGCCCAATGACCACAAGCGCCAGATCGTCTTCGCCGCGACCACCAACGAGTATGCCTACCTGAAGGATCCCAGCGGCCACAGCCGCTTCTGGCCACTGCTGTCAAGCGGAGACATCAAGCTCGACGAGCTGCGAGCTGTGCGCGAGCAGCTCTTCGCCGAGGCTCTGGCAGCTTACCTTGCCGGTGGTCGCCGCCACCCGGATCGCGATGAGCAACGCGACCTATTCGCCCATGAGCAGGATGCGCGCGAGATCGAGGATCCCTGGCGCACGAATATCCGCTCCTTCCTCGAGATCGAGGCAGGATCGCGGTGCACGATGCGAGAGCTCATGAAGGCCGTGGGCGTCGACATGGAGAAGGCGGACTCGGCACGTTCGATCTCACAGCGACTAGGCCGCTACGTGGCCGAGGCTGGATGGATCCGACGGCAGGGAACGAACCAGCAGTACTTCTACGAGCGACCCAAGCTAGTGGTTGCGCCAGCGGCTAAGGGGGAGGACGACTACAGTGACGTCCCGTTTTAGGGCTATTCGACCCCATCCTCCACCATCCAACCATCCAAACCATCCATTGCGTTCTATGTATTTTAACGCGCGCGCGAAATTCCCGTTTCCAGCAACTCTCCTAATATTCAATGGATGGTTTGGATGGTAGACGCGGATGATCACCATGCGAGAAGCCATGCCGACCGTGACCGCCCTCATCGATGACCTGCGCCTCAGGTTCGGGCGCAACGAGATCAACCAGGCGATCCGCGAGGGTCTAGCCGATAGGCACTTCTACGCTGCCGAGGGTGGCCGCGTGGTCGGCGTGCCATTGCCGGACGACGGCGATCGCGCTGTGAGGCTATGCGATTGTTCCCCGTGGAACGACAAGGTGAGGTTGTGATGACGATGGACGTGAGCGCACTCATGAAGGCGGAGATCGGGAGGCGCATGGCCAACTGGGGCTATGCCCAAGCGGACGGCGGCTCGCTCACCGCACCCGGCTTCAGCATGTTCGTCTCGAACGACGTACGAGCTGGCCCCTCGATCCCGGTCCTGCAGGGCGAGGCCGAGGAGACCGACCAGGTGCTGAGGCAGCTGCGAGAGCCGCAACGCGTGGCGCTCGTGCTGCAGCACGTTTCCCAGCCGCCTATTGCCGACCGCCACCGCAAGTTGGGGCTGACCAACGGCGCGTACTACCGGTTGGTCACGTCCGCACACCGTATGTTTTGGAATGAACTCAAGGAGTTAAGGGGTAAACCGTGGTTGTCCCGTTGACAGCGTGGGAAAAAAACACTCAAATCTCGCCATGCTGCGGCAGTTGCGCGGTGCGGGATCGGGACCTTCGACGGCCCGGGTTGCGAGAGCGGCTCGGGCCGTTGCACGTGAGGGAAGCGACAGGCTGCGCGCCGGGTCCTTCCGGGGCCCTCCGTAAGCGGCGCCCAAGAC